AAGCATTGCCAGAACCAGCCCCGCAACGATTCAACGCGGGCGGTGTATCTACTAAGCTGTTTTTCAGAGCTAAGATTGATGGCGTACCATTTAGACGCTCTGCGCGGTGGTGGTCAGAATTTCATCTTCACGCATACGGGCAGCCAATAAGTCGATGCGCTGTTAGTGAACGAATGCGCAAGGGCTGGGATGTGCAAGCAGCGTGTCTAGCTAAAAAAGGCGAAAGTCAGCAGGAATATTTCGAGCGGGCGAAAAAAGTGGTATTTAATATCGACATGAAAGAAAGCGCAATGAATACATTTATTTATGGTTGCCGGAGGGCGGCATCATGACTGCCAGGTTAACTGATTATCAAATAGAATATATCTTAAAATCGCCGGATTCATCGCCTGTAGTCGAGTCTATCATTGGCATTAGTGCGGGGCATATAAGGAAGGTAAGGCGTGACAATGGCTATAGAATTAAACATGCTGGCCATAATCGAGCATATATTAACGGCGTAAGGCTAACAGGGGTTAACTTTGACATGAAGCCGCCACCAAAGCCAAAAAAGACAAAGCAGAAAGAAGATAAATCAGAGCGAATTAATAGTTTTTTATATGGCTATCATCCTAACCACGGGAGACTAACTTGAGACCAATCCAATGTCCTATGAAGAAAAAGAACCAAGACGGCACATATACACAATGCCCTGCAATGCTAACCAGAAACGAGGCCAGTATTAACAATCATCTAAGACTTAGCCATAAAACAACATCTGATCAGAGAACTAGGCTAAGAATTAAACTACTCGGTGATCTTAGAGAAGGCAACAAGGAAAAGATGGCGGCTAAGAGAGCCAGCAGAGAGGAACGGGCTAGGGCTAAAATCGGCGGGATTAAATCTTAATGTCCTTAACTTGTCCTAATTTGTAAATAAATGTAAAAATCGATAAAATAGCTATGTGAGGTGATATATGTCAAAAACTATTAAAGATTTTGAGAATAAGCAGCCAATAGACCCTTTCACGGTTTATCACTGGAATCCTGAAATAGCTTCACCAGAGTTTGATATTGATCTAGCTCGAAAGACATATAGCATTGATAAGCCTCATATTGACTATGAAACATTGCGTTTTAATGAAGCTATGAAACTAAGGACTTGCTGATATGGCGACTAAGAAAAAACCCTGCCCAAAAAAGAAAACGCCTAAGAAGCCAAAGCCAAAAGCCCCCAAAGGGAAAACCCGCTATGCGTAGCAAGTCAAAGGATTACGAGGAAAAGCGGATAACGGATAATCAAAAAATCCTCGGCTTTCCTCAGAAAATGCTCCACTGGTTTATTTATGTGCTTTTGGGGTCGGTTGTATTAACGGCTGTCGGTCAATTATTCGGCCTCCCCTCTGCTGTAGCCAATATCGAAAATAGAGTGGATGTTCTTGAGATTGTCGCAAAAGAAAATAAACGAGTTTCTCAAGAGTTATTAAAAGCCATGAATGATCAAAACCTGATTAATAACGATATGCTTAAGGGCGTTCAGAACATAAGCAAACAGACAGAAAGAACAAATAAGCTATTAACAGATATAAACACTACCCAAAGCAAACTAATCAGTAAATCAGTAGAACAGGAAGTAAGAGTTACTAATTTAGAAAGGCAGGCTTACAAATGAATGAGATATTAGGTTTTGCTTGGAATATCTACCTTATCGCAATGATAACGCTTGTCTTTTATCTGGCTATCATGAATTTAAAGCGCAATCGAGCAAGGATTAACAAGGTAAACGGTATATTTTTCTGGCAGATTATCATAGTTGGCCTGCTGTTCGATGTGGCTATGAACCTGATAGTAGGCACTCTATTTTTCAGAGAGTTGCCTAGAGAATTAGTATTTACCAGTCGATTACAGCGGCATCTTAAAGAATCGCATGGATGGCGATTAAGAATGGCGGCATGGTGGTGTGAGCATTTGCTTGATCCTTTTGATCCAAGCCCTTCTGGACATTGTTAAATGGATAAGCAGCTCGTTGCTGTTTTGTTCGGCGTATTGACGTTAATCGCCACAGCCGCCTTTACCATTGCGAAGGGGTACGGGCTATCTAACAGAATTGATGCTGTAGACAGATTGCAGCAAGACATTAGAACTAGGCAAATCACGGTTTTAATCGAGCTAGAAAGACTAAGACAAAACAAGTGTGCCAATGAATAACTACTATAGCCGTAAATTCCTTTTAACCCTATCCGTCACCATCGCCACGACTTACGCACTATTACATGGCGCTATGGCCGGTACAGATGCCGCTATCGTTTATAGTGCGGCTATCGGTTCATATAACGTCATGCAGGGCAAAATAGATGCCAATGGTGGTTCAGTTGGTTAATCTGCGAATACCACCGACTATCGCGCTATTATTAGGCGTGTTTGTTGGCTTGGCTATTGGCGGCATATCAGCTTATTACATTGTGACAGAGCGACTTGATGCTGAATTGGCGAATGTTGAAAAAGACACGGTTATAGATGGCGAAAAGAAAGCCGCTATCATTCGCAAAGAAACAGAGAAAGCCAAAGCACAAACCCAGCAACTTAAAGAGAAGGTGAAAAACGGTGAGCAGTCTATTATTGCCCCTGGTGGCAAGCACTTTACTGACAGTTTCGTTACCAGCTTGCAGTCCAAAATCGACCGCGCTCGCGCCCTCTCTGACTGAGTGCAGTGCCGTTCCTGATCTGCCTCTGACCGATAAAGGGCATTTTATGTGTTCAGATTCGGGCATCTACATTGACGACCTGCTTAATGTTATAATCGACTGCAAATCTAAACTTAAGGTTTTACGGGATACGCAATGACATTTAAAGACCGGCTGCTACTTTATCTCACTAATAAGCAAATGCAGATGACGCAAGAGCAGGCCGACTGCTTAGATGCTGGTGATTTAAACCATGCGTCAAAAGTTAAAATGCAGGGCGAAGCCTTAAGCGATCTAGAGCAATACATTATGTCAGGGGCATTAGATGAGTCTGAGTGATCGATTAAAACAGGTTATCCGAGAGGAAACAGGCGAAGAACCGCAAGAACCAGAGTTGAGAAAGCTAGGTATGGCGGGTGATCTATTAGTTGTTCAGCAGTATTTCCCTACGGCTGGCCGATGGCATAAAGGCCATTCTCACGCGGTTACTCACATGAGTTTTTGCGCTCAAGGTTCAGTCACGGTTTATATCGAAGGCAAAGAACCTGCAGAACATAAAGCCCCTTGTTTCTTTGAAATACCGGCTGAATTAGAGCATGAGATTGTAGCCCTTGAAGATAGAACAATGTGTTATTGCGTTTTTGCTAATGCTGATGAGAGTGAAATCTAATGCTGGCTAATCGAGTAAAAGAAACTTCTACAACTACCGGCACGGGTAATCTTACATTAGCCGGTGCAGCTACTAACTTCCAGACGTTTAACAACGCTTTTGGTACAGATCAATATTTTTATTACTGGATTATTGACGATACCAATAATATTTGGGAATCAGGTATTGGTTATTTATCAGCTTCAACCACATTGGTCAGAACAAAGGTCTTAGATAATTCTAGCGGTACAACGTCTGCATTGAGCTTATCAGCAGGCACTAAAGATGTATTTTGTGCGGCCCCTGAACGAAGTCAGGCGGCAGGTGTTCATACAATCTATTCAAGCGCTAACCAGACAATTTTAAAATCGGCCTCTGCGATAGCTTGCGCTAATGGTACACAGTCAGCTAATCGAATACATTACACACCATTTAAACTAGAGAGTGGGATAACCGTAACATCGCTCAATATTTACGTCACAACAGGTTCGGCTGGTGATGCCTTGCTAGGCGTTTATGATTGGGATACAACCAGTGGTGATCCTGGTAATTTGCTAACAGAAAATAATTTGACGGTTTCAACCGCGACAACAGGATTAAAAACCGGCACATTAACAACGCCCGTTTATTTAGGGGCTGGCTGGTATTGGGCCGCTGTTGCTCATGAAAGTACGCCTACTGTTTGGTCTTCTAGTTACAACGATCAAATAGGCGGGCCAATGGGTATGACTAATAGCATAGGTCGAAGTATTCCAAGTATGCGTGAAGCCTATTCTAATGGATGGACAACGCCAACACTACCAGCTACCGGCGGCGGCACTTACACTAACGAGTCGTATAACTATCTATCAACTTTGTTCATGGGCTTCTAAATGGCTATTTTTAATTACAACGATGTAGACGGCGGATTGCTTGAAGAGATACAAAAAGCAGGCTACCAAGTACGCGAAATTGATGGTGTAATGACCTCTACCAATGATGTTGCTGTTCAAGCTATTATTGATTCTTATGACCCGTTACCTTACGCAAAGAAACTTAAACGCGCAGAGTTGAGAACAGAATATAGAAACCGTTTAATCTTAATTTATCCTGATGCTGAAGAAATGACAGAATCACATTTCGATGTGGTTATTGATATCGGTTTCGATGTGTTCAGAAGTGTTATTAATGCCTCTCGCTCACCTAACGCAGATTGGCAAAACGTCATTGATACACGACAAGCCAGACGCGCAGCAAGAAACGATATTAACGCACTATTAACTGTTGAAGATATACGCGCTTACGATGTAGTGAATACACCAGCGTGGCCGGTGATCTAAAATGAGCCTTGGTGTAGCGCCTATAGGTTCTGTCCCGCTTGGTGGATTGCCTGAAAGCGCGGCTGCCGGTACAGAAATAAGTGCAACATCACAATCATTAACATTAACGGCCTTTAATGCTTCAATCAGTGCCGATAAAAACATAACGGCAACAACAGATAGCAATACACTAACGCCATATAATGTAAGTATAAACGCAGCTAAAAATATTGCGGCAACTTCAAGCGCGTTATCATTAACCAATTATTCTGCAACAATCAACGCAGAGACCAATATTACAACGTCTTTAGATTCGCTGACTTTAACCAATCTTAACGCGGTTATTACAACGTCGACGGGTACAGAGATAAGCGCGACCAGTGACGCATTAGCATTAACTGAGTACGCGGCATCTATAAACCAGGCAACCAGCATAACAACCAATCTGGATGCGCTCACGCTCACAGAGTATCAATCAAGCATTTCTATTGGCACGAATATCGCCACAACGAGTGATAGCTTATCGCTTACTGCATTTAATGTTACAATACATCAAGATATTAGCTTTACAACGGCGCTAGATACGTTAAGTTTAACAGCCTATGCTGCTAACATAACAAGCGGCGCTGTTATTGTGCCGGATGCAGAAGGGCTTGAATATACGCTGTCGTCTAATAGATTACAGTATGATTTTAACGATAATTTAACGCATTACAGTCTAGAAGCAGACCGAATGCATTATAGTTTTGAAGATGAAGATTAAAGGGGCTAATTATGGCGGCTGGTGATTTAGCAGTATTTGAAGAAGCAAAAGCGTATCTGCTTGATGGAGATTTTGGCTCTGCTGATGTGGTAAAGGTCGCACTTGTAACGGCGGCAGTAACACCAACTAGCGCCGATGCTGTGCCTGGTATGAACGCAGGTGCAACAACCACATATACAGAAGTAACGGCAGGCGGCGGCTATACAGCGGGTGGCGAAACACTCGACACCGTAGCCAATATGGTGACAGAAGCCGCCGGTACTATGACATTTGACGACACCGGTTCAAGCGTTACATGGACGCAAAACGCATCCAGCCCAACAGATGCAAGATGGGCTATTGTTTATAACTCAAGCGATACAGGCTTAGAAAGAGGTATTGCCTGGATTGATTTAGGCGCTGTTGTTGATTTAACTGCGGGCGACTTAACCATTACATGGAACGCAAGCGGTTTATTTACCATCGCATAAGGTTTAGTTATGACTAAAGCCATACAAACCCAGCAAAAGACCGTTTCAGAGGTTCGCAATGTTGCGGTTTCATTTTCGGGTAAGCTAGACTCAGGCGAACTATTAACAGGTACGCCGACAGTGACAGAGGTAACGACTACCGATTTAACCTTTGCTAGTGAAGCGGTAAATACAGCCGCATTAACGGTTAATGGAGAATCGACACCTATTGGCGAGGCTGTTCAATTCAGTGTAACCGGCGGCTCAGTTGGTACTTATGAGATTAAAATAGCTGTTGGCACAGATGCAACGCCAGCACAAACACTATACGGCACAATCAAACTAAAGGTAGTCGCTGACACGGCTTAACATGACAGCTAAAATATATGACTTTGAATCATATAAAAAAGAGCGCGATCTTGTCGCTTTAGAGGCTGAATGCGCTGATTTTAAAACATTTTTTGCGGCGTATATGAACAGGGTTTATAGTAATGATGACGGTATTAACGCACAGATTGAATTTGAGCTGATACCCGATGAAGACTAGGAGGTGATCCCTTATCTGTTTTACCGGAGCATTACCCGACAAACAGGCAAAGGATTGCCGCTTATAAGGTTTGATTATGGCGATTACAGATAGAGAATTTTGGCCTATTTTGAAACAGCTAATACCTGAATTGCAGGACGAAGTTATCAGTATTGATATTCATTGCGAGGCCGGTGAGCTTGTAACGATGACGATAAAATCGTATGTTATAGATTCCAATGATGAAGTTATCATCGAAGATAACGAATTATTGACTGAAACAAAGCGCTATAAATTGGTAGAAATTGAAGATTAACTTTAGTCTGTGACTAAGGGGTAGAATATGGCCGGTGGCCGACCAAGCAGCTATAAGAAAGAGCATGACAAGATAGCCGCTAAAATGTGTGAATTAGGGGCAACCGATATAGATTTGGCATACGCTTTTGATGTTGATGTAAGAACGATTAACCGATGGAAGGTTAAGCATAAAGGGTTTTGTCAGTCTTTAAGGCTTGGAAAATCGATACCCAATCAAAGAGTCGAGCATTCGCTATATCAAAGAGCTATCGGCTATTCACACCCAGACGTTGATATTCGTGTTGTTAATGGTGAGATAGTACAAACACCAATCACTAAACATTACCCACCAGACACTAAGGCCGCGTCAGTATGGCTATTCAATCGTGACCCTGACAGATGGCATCCTTTACCCAATGGAAGTGGTGACAATGATAACGACTTGGCAGAAGCATTAAACAAGTTAGTTGATAAACTCCCTGATTGATGAATATTGCATTCAAAAGGCAGCTAGATAGGTGGTATCCACTCAAAGACCATCCAGTTCAATTAAAATTAGTCAGAGCGGTAAAAGAAGGCATACGATTTCCAGTAGTACCAGCCGGCAGACGATCAGGCAAAACAGAAAGGTTTAAGCGGTTTGTGGCTAAAGAGGCTATGAGGAACGCAGACGAAAAATACTTTATTGCTGCCCCTACTCGCGACCAAGTAAAAAAAATCTATTGGGATGATATGAAAGCCTTCACGTTATCATGCAAGCATCCAAAAAAACCAAGCGAAACCGATTTAATAATTTTCATGCCTAACGGGTCAGAGATTCATCTTATTGGATTGGATAAGCCCGCTAGAATTGAGGGTATACCGTGGACGGGTGGCGGCATCGATGAAATAGCAGATATTAAGCCTGATGCATGGGAGGCGCACATATTACCGGCTTTAAATACAGTTAACCCGACAAGGCCAGATTATCGCGCCTGGTGCTGGTTGCTAGGTGTTCCAGATGGTTTAAATCACTATTATGATATGGCGACCTATGCAGAGTCGGCCAACGATCCTGAATGGGCTTTATATCATTGGAAAAGCGCAGAGATACTGCCGCCTGATGTTATTGAATCAGCAAAACGGCAAATGTCAGCAAAGCAATATCGGCAAGAGTTTGAGGCATCATTCGAAACCGTATCAGGCCGTATCTATGAAGATTATTCAAAAGAGAATCACATCAGTAGAACAATAGAGCCACACGAGCAGCTAATATGGATGCACGACCAAAATTACACGCCACTATCTAGCGCAATAGGTGTCATGGATGGTGATAATGTTTATTTGCTGGATGAAATTGTATTAACCTCGGCAGTATCAAAGCAGTCGGCGTTAGAGTTTGTTAATAAGTATGCAGACCATAAAAACAAACATGTGATTATTTATGGTGATCCGGCGGGCAAGGCTGGTGAGAAGCACGGCCATGCATCAGACTATACAGATATTGAGGATGTTTTAAGGGATAATGGCTGGTCATTTACTCGCAAAGTTAAAAAGAAGCATCCAGCGATAAAAGATAGACAAAATTCGGTCAGGGCAAAGATAAGAACGGCTGACGGTCATATATCATTGTTTGTTAATCCCAATACTGCGCCATGGTGCGATAAGGGGTTAAATACGGTACAATTGCAAGAAGGGTCGACATTTCAAGAAGATCAGAAAAACAAATATCAGCATATTACTACTGCTATTGGTTATATGGTCGATTATGAGTTCCCTATGGAACAAGTTGTGACCAATCTAAAAGTCGGATTTGTTAGATAACCAGGCCGGTGGCCTCTAAATAAATTAAAGGTGAAATAATGCCGGTATCAGATCAACATTCAGAATATAACAAGTTTTTGCCTCGCTGGTGCATGACTCGCGATTGTGTCGAAGGTTCAGCGGAAATCAAAGCAGGTAAAACTAAGTATTTACCAAAACCAAACCCAGAAGATGTATCAGCCGAAAACGATCAGCGTTATCAGGATTACATAGAACGCGCTAATTTTGTTGGCTTCACATCTAGCACACTTGATGGCATGGTCGGAATGGTGTTTAGAAAGCCGCTTGAAGTCGAGTTACAGAAATCTATCGAATATTTAAATCTGAATGCTAACGGCGGCGGGCTTACTCTTGATCAATTAACTCGCGGCATCATTGGCGAATTACTACAAACTGCCCGTTTAGGTCTATTGGTTGATTATCCTCGCGCACCGTCTGGATTAACTAAGGCAGAAGTCGATCAATTATCATTAACCGCTAATATTCTGAGTTACCAAGCCGAGTCTGTGCTTAACTGGCAGACCACTATGGTCGGTTCAGTAAAAATGCTATCGCTGGTTGTACTGGCTGAGAAAAACCGCGAATTATCTGATGACGGCTTTCAATATATTGAGAAACCACAATATCGCGTTTTGCGTTTGCTCGATGGTGTTTACTATCAAGAAATCTGGAATGATAAAAACGAGCTAATCGATGTATCAGAACCGCGCAAAGCTGACGGCTCAAGATGGTCAGAGATTCCGTTTATCTTTGCCGGCGCGCGTAATAACGATGAGTGTGTTGATAAAGCCCCTTTATACGACATAGCTACCATTAATATCGCGCATTATCGCAACAGTGCAGACTATGAAGAAAGTTGTTATATGGTCGGCCAGCCTACGCCTTATATTGGTGGATTAACTCAAAGCTGGGTCGATGAGAACATGAAAAACGGCGTTATGCTTGGCTCAAGGCGTGCGATGTTATTGCCTGACGGTGGCAACGCTGGACTATTGCAAGCTAACCCTAATCAGATGCCAGAGCGCGGAATGGAACTAAAAGAGGCGCAAATGGTTAAGCTGGGTGCGCGTATTATTCAAGATTCCACAGGGCAAGAAACCGCCGAGGCTGCAAAGATTCGTTTTGCCGGTCAGAACAGTAAATTAGGTGTGATTGTTGGCAACACAGAAGCGGCATTATTGCAGTGCTTTGAGTGGTGCATGTGGTTCATGGGTGGCGATGGTGAAAACTTGATAGAAATCAACAAAGACTTCTACGAGCGCACGGCTGACCCTCAAATGGTTATGGCAGCTATTCAATTATTAGATCGCGGCGTGATTGCCACGTCAGATTTACAAGATGACCTGAGAGCCAAGGGCGTTATCAGGCAAGACCGCACCAATGAAGATATTGATGATGAGGCAGAGGCAGTACAAACAGGAATGTTTTAATGTCTACGCAGCAATATTTAATTGACGCATCGACGAGACACCAAGTATTTTTGCAGCGATACGGTGGCGGCGAATCTAAAAAGGCGATTAGCTATCTAACCAGGCTTCGTCACAAGATCAATGCTCGATTAGCTCAAGAGCCTACCGACTTTCAGCGTCACCGCTTAACGGCCTTATTAGACGATGTTAGCCAGATGGTTGCTATTCTGATGAATGATATGTCCGGCGCAGTAAAACACGGCATGGGCAAGCTGGCGCTTAATGAGGCATCATTCTCGGCCACTTTGTACGGTAAGGCTTCAACGGTTGATTTTACTATTCCATCTGATGAGCAATTAATAACAGCGGTGAATGCTGCACCTATGGCCGCGCCAGTTGGCATGAAAACAATCACCATTGACGAAGCATTAAAGGAATTCGGTAAAAAGAAAGCCGTTCAGATAGCACAAACTATTAGTGACGGCGTAACGCTTGGCCAGACAACGCCAGAGATAATCCGTGCTGTCAGTGGGCTGATGAATACGCAGATACGCCGCCAGGCTGATGCATTAGTCCGTACTGCTGTCAATCATACTAGCTCAGTTGCCCGCGCAATGGTCTATGAGGATAACGAGGAGCTATTAGAGGGTTATCAGTGGGTGGCGACTTTAGACGGGCGCACGACAATGATTTGCGGCTCTCGTGATGGCGAAGTGTATCAGCAAGGCTCTGGCCCTATGCCTCCGGCGCATTGGAATTGTCGCTCGACTACGATACCAAAAGTTAAAGAAGCGTTTAATGTAGGCTCAAAACTGAAAGGTGCTAGACCATTTAAGGGCGCTAAAGGCGCTGGAACTACATCAGGCCGGACAACATACGGCGGGTGGCTTAAAAAACAGCCTGTTGAGTTTGTTGATGAGGCTTTGGGCGTGGAAAGGTCAAGATTATTCCGAGCCGGTAAACTATCAATCGATAAATTCACCGACCCGACAGGCCGAGTCTATACCCTGCAACAATTACAGGGTATGAATCCGTTTGCGTTTCAAGAGTTTTGATTGTGGGTAACTCAGTGCAAAACCTGTTAGTAACCTGTTGGTAAATTGTTAATATTTTTATTTATGTGGATAAGTTGATATAATCTGCATATACCTAGTGGGTAATCAACGGTCTGTGACCAAGAGAGAAAAGTAATGTATAAGTTTATGAATTTGCCAAAACTAAATGAAGCCGGTGAAGATGGCGCAAGTGGTGGCGGTGGTTCTACACCAAGCATTGATGAATTACAGGCTCAATTAGCTGACGCAACAAGCCAAATGGCTGCAATGAAGGCTAAGAATGACGAGCTTTTAACGGAAACGAAACAGGCAAAGAATGCCAGGCGTGAAGCAGAAGCAGCAGCCGAAGCAGAGCGTGAACGGATTGCCCGTGAAAAAGGCGATTATGAACAGCTACACAAATCACTTGAGGATAAGTACAACGGCCTCAAAGGTGAGTACGAAGGTTTACAAACTAGCATTGCTGTTGAAAAGAAAAATACAGCAGCGCTTAAGATAGCAACAGAGCTGGCAGACGGCTCGAATGCTGAATTGCTAGGCGAGTTTATCAGCAGGCGATTAAAGTTTACTGATGACGGTCTAAAGGTCACAGATACAACAGGCGCACTAACTGTGTCGAGTCTGGATGACCTGAAAAAAGAATTTGCCAATGATCCTCGCTATTCGGCGTTGCTCAAAGGCAATCAGTCCTCTGGTGGCGGTGCTTCCGGCGGGTCAAATGGCAGCGGTGCTGCAAAAGAGATACAACGTGCAGAATTTACCGCACTTGACCCCGCATCCAAAATGAAATTCGTTAAGGATGGCGGAAAAATCATTGATTAATTAAGAGGATTTAAAAATGGCTGAAAATACGATTACAGCAATAATCCCGGACATTTACGAGGCGCTTGATGTTGTCTCGCGTGAATTAACCGGCCTTATCCCATCTGTCACTATGTCGGCATCTGCTGAACGTGCGGCAAAAGACCAAAATATTATTGTTGACGTTGAGCCAGCAGGTAACGTCAACGACATTACACCGGCAATGGTTACGCCTGATCCTACCGGCCAAACTTCTGCTGGAACTGCGATTCAAATTACTAAAAGCCGTGCGGCTGAATTTGGCTTTATTGGTGATCATCAAAAATCACTGAATACCGGGCCTGGTTATATGAACACTCGCGCAGGCAAGATTGCACAAGCAATTCGCGCCGTAGCTAATGAGGTCGAAACTGATCTTGGTGGTTTATATAACACGTTCTCACGCGCTTACGGTACGGCAGGCACTACGCCTTTTGGTACTGCTAACGATTACACAGATGCCTCTAACGTGCTTAAGATTCTTAAGGATAACGGCGGTAACACTGACTCGCAGCTAGTTATCGACACGGCGGCTGGTGCTAACTTTATTGGTAAACAGTCAGCGGTTAATGCGGCTGGTACTGATTCAATGTTGCGTCAAGGCGTTTTACTGGATTTAGCCGGTATGCCTCTGCGTGAATCAGCGCAAATCAATCAGGCTGTAACGGTTGGTACTGGTGCGTCTTATGTCACTAATCTGGGTGCTACTTTGGCGGTCGGTGATACTGATATTGCTATTGATACCGGCTCTGGTACTGTTCTTGCTGGTGATGTAGTGACGTTTGCCGGTGATACTAACAAGTATGTTGTTACTACTGGTGTAGCGGCTGCTGGTACTATCACTATTGCGGCTCCTGGCCTGCAAGAAACCTTGGCTGATGGTGTTGCAATGACTATCGTTGCAGCTTCTACGCGTAATATGTGTTTTGCTCGCTCGGCTCTTATCCTTGCGGCTCGCGCTCCGGCACGACCAGAAGAAGGTGATATGGCTTCTGATGTTGAGATCATTACCGATCCACGTTCAGGCTTATCATTTGAGTTCTCGATGTATAAAGGCTATCGCAAAGTACGCTATGAAGTTGGTTTGGCATGGGGTGTTAAAAACATCAAGCCAGAACATACAGCGCTTCTGTTAGGCTAATTGAAACAAGGCGGCTTTCGGGTCGCCTTTTTTCTTAAGGAATCAAAATGGCTAGATGTGAAACAGTAAAAGTGATTCGTGATGGCAACGAGGTTGTTATCAACAAAGAAGACTTGCAGAAGTCTGACAAGTTAGCCGGTGAAAAACCAGCAAAGAAAGCCCCTAAAAAGGCTAAGTAATGTCTAAAACAGGGACATTCCTGCAATATCCTGCTGATCAAGAGGGGGCAGCGCCTTTACTTGTTACGCAAAATTATCCTTTGCCTGTCACGGATTACCGGCTAGAAATAGCAAAGGGGAATGTATCTAATGCATCACTATGGAATAAATTCGGCTATAACAATGATATAGACGCAGGAACAGAGCTTGTAGCTAGTTGGGCTGACGCGCCATATACAATCAATACAACGGCAAGCACAATAGAGCTGGTATCAACTAGCGCAAATGATGATGTTGGCGGCACGGGATGCAATAGCGTTGTTTTATATGGGCTTGATGCTAATTGGAATGAAATTATAGAGGTTATTTCGCTTGACGGATTAACGCCGGTTACCTCAAGCAATACATTTATAGGCTTAAACAGAATAGCCATGTTTTTATGTGGTTCAGGTCAAGTTAATGACGGCACGGTAAACGCGACAAAAACAACCGGCGGCGCTACGGTCGGTCAATTGCCTGTTGGTGAAGGCGTGACGCAACAGTGTTTGTTTTATGTGCCGGCTGGCAAAGTCTTTCTTACTGAATATATTTTATTAAATACGGCAAGGATTAGCGGCGGATCAAACCCCGTTGTTGATTTCAAATTTTGGGTTTATTCATCAGTAAGCAACGGCAAACAGGAAGTTTTAAGGGTTACGTTAGATACATCTATTGAAGTTAACAAGCAAATTAACGCGCCTTTGCCTTTTCCTATAAGTGAAAAATGTATATGCTGGATAGAAGCAACAACAACGCTTAATAATACGGTGGCAAACTGTAGGTTTAGCGGAACAATTGAGGCAGAATAAATGGCGACTATTACAGTAGAAACCGGCACAGGCTCAACAACGGCAAACAGCTATATTTCTGAGGCTGATTTCGAGACTTACGCAACAGATCGAAACATTACTTTGACTGGTGATAGTAACGTCTTACTTATTACGGCTATGGATTACATCGAACAGCAGCCGTTTAAGGGGTTGAAGGGAACAGACGCGCAGGCGCTACAATGGCCGCGCTATGGTGTTTCTATTGATGGTTATTATGTTGATAATAACGAAATTCCGCAATTACTAAAAGATGCTTTGTGTGAAGTGGCTTTAGGTGTTGATGCGGGTAACAATCCTTTACTGACAGAAGATCGAGCGACTAAAAAAGAGAAAGTGGGCGAGATTGAAGTTGAGTATATGGACGGCGCAAGAAATACAACCTATTTAAAGGCGGCTGAAAACAAATTGCAGAAGTTACTAAAAGCCGGTTCAATGGGCTTTAGTGCGGTGGCTCTTCGTGGGTAGTTTTTATCCAAGGCTGCAAGCAACGGCTTCGAGGCTGTTAAAATCTTATGGTCAGCTATTGACCTTTACTCGTGAAGTAGAGACAGGTTTTACGCCATCAACCGGCACGAAAACAAATGATTTATTCACGTTTACTGGATATGGAGCTAGTTTTGAGTATAAGACCAGCGAAGTAGACGGGGCAGCTGTGCAGACAGGCGATATAAAATTGATTGTTGAGAAGATGACAAAAACGCCTTTGATTAATGATCGTGTCAGAATTGACAATGTTAATTATCGGGTAATGGATGTTAAAAAAACATCGCCTGGCGGCGTTGATGTTGTTTATACCTGTAACTTAAGACGATGAAATTCAGCGACCAGATTAAGAAGTTTACTAATAAGACAGAGCGAAGGGCGTTATATGTTTTCCGTGGCACGTCATTAGATATATTCAGTAAGGTCATTCTTCGCACGCCTGTTGATACGGGTCGGCTTCGTGGTAACTGGCAATGTACATTAAATGCGGCGGCTAGTGGTACGGTTGAAGGCACTGGAAGAAAGGCATTAAACGGTGCTAAACGGACAACCGACAAAGCGAAAGTGACTGACTCGATTTATTTAACAAACAATCTGCCTTATGCTCAAAAGATAGAGTACGGATCAAGCCAGCAAGCCCCGCGAGGCATGGTAAGGGTCACTGTTGCCGACTTTGACCGATTGGTTCAAGCAAGGGCTTATCAGGCAAGGAAACAGAAGTGACGGCATTCTTAGACATTACAGCGGCGCTTGATGACAACCTAAACGGCATGGCTAGTGTTCCGCCGGTTGCCTGGGAAAATACAGTATATGAGCCGGTACTAAACACTTTGTATTTGCGCCCTTCACATCTGCCAGCCAGCACAACGGCGGCGACTGTTGGAACGAGCGGCACGGATGAAAATATAGGCGTTTATTTGATTGATGTTTTTGCGCCTGTTGGTGATGGTAAGAATGAGGCTTATGTTATGGCTGATTTGGTCGCTGATCAATTTAAACGTGATACCGAATTGACGTATAATGGACGCACTGTACGGATAAAAAATGTTTATCTGTCACCAGCACAAGCGGAAGCGGGATGGTATCAAGTGCCGGTCAATATCGAATATTACTCATTCACAGCTAAGAGGGCATAGAATGAAATTAATTAAGATGATAGCGCCGAATGGCAAATCGGAAATTGAATGCCATCCAGAGCGCAAAGAGTATTTAATAGCAAACGGTTGGACTTCTGGTGTTGGTGAAATACCAAAAGACGGCACATTTATTTTAGAGAAGGGAGAAAAAGTCTTATCTCCTAATGAATCAACAAACGGTAAAGGGGATAAATAATGGCTACTTTTTCAGGCAATGCGGGAATTGTTAAAACAGGCTCTAATGCTGTAGCAGAAGTATTAGATTTTTCAATTAGCGAATCAGCCAACACGATAGACGATACTGTGTTAGGTGATGCGTCAACAACTCATAAAACCGGCCTTTTATCATGGTCAGGTTCGATTAATTGTTATTGGGATGATACAGACACTAACGGCCAGGTCGCTTTAACAATCGGCTCAAGTGTGGCGCTTAACCTGTTGCCGGAAGGTGACACCACAGGCGATGCGCAATACTCAGGCACGGCGACTATTACAGGTATTGAAAGAGCGATTGGTAATGATTCAATTGTTACTCAATCATTTACTTTCACAGGTAATGGCGCTCTGACTATCGGCACGGCTTCATAATGGAGTTTGACGACTTCAACACGGCTGATGCTCACGCGGTAGGCGCTGAATTACGGATTAAAACCAAGGACGGTAAAGAAACGGATTGCTATATTAAGTTAGCAGGGCATGACTCCCCGTTATGGCAGAAGATAACGCGGGAACGCCAAAGGGCAAATATGATAGCGGATTTAACAAAGCTAGATTATGTGTCTACTGATGCGGTGGACTATGCCAAGGCTACGCTTGATTGGCGAGGCTTTACTGATAACGGTGAAAACCTGCCTTTCAGTGAAGAAAAAGCCATGCAACTATATATTGCAGCGCCTTATATTCTTGAGCAGGTTGATGACTTTATTTCTGATTACAGAAATTTTACGAAGGGTTAGCCGAAAGATTTTATACGTTTGTTAAATGGATGTTTTACGCGCACGGATACGAGAAAGGCGCAAAGCAATCACGGTTAGCCCTATGGCAAGAGATACAGCGGCGCACAGGAAAACCTATATCATGGATTGATGATAGGCCGATATGCCCTAATGAATTAGCTTATGTTTGGGATATATACCTGAGTATAAGAAAGGGCGCTGAAACCGTAGATTATAACGCGCTCAATAGTTACGTTAATTTAACGGGTGATAGATTAAATTCTAACGAAATTAATTTATTGCTAGATGTGGAATACATAAGGCGAAACGATGACTGAAATCACGCAAGAATATTTAAAAGAATGTTTTTATTATGATTTCTTCAACGGCTGTCTGGTTTGGAAAGATAGGCCCAAATCGCATTTTAAAGAAAATAAAGCATATGGTGCATTTAAGCGTTTCATTGGCAAGAGCGCTGGCAGCAAATCATTTTTAGGCAAAAAAGCCTATATCAGAATAACATTAAAAACAAAATCATTAATGGCGCATCGGTTAATATGGCTTTTTATTCATGGTGCTGAAGCAGAAGAAATCGACCATATTGACGGCAACGGATGCAATAACAAGATAGAAAATTTAAGGTCTGTATCAAGAGTTGATAACGCTAGAAATCAAAAGAAATTTATAACTAATACATCTGGTGTCACAGGTGTTTATAAAATAAAAGACCAAGACAAATGGTATTCTCAAATAAGAATAAACGGAAAACTAAAGTCTTTGGGAACCTATAAAAATATCGATGATGCAATAAATGCTAGGCGTGTAGCAGAATCCGAGTATGGATTTCACGAGAATCATGGTATCGAGAGGGATTTGTAATGGCTACCGACATTGCTGAACTAGGTATAAAGATCGAAGCAAATGATATTCGTGCAGCCGTCAGAGAGCTAGACCGGCTCGATAAGAAATCAGAAAAAGCAGAGCGATCGACAGGCAAGCTATCAAAAGCTATGTCTGGCCTGCGTGGCAAAATGGCTGCATTGGTTACTGTTGCCGGTGCTGTTGGTTATGCCAGGCTAACAAAAGATGCCATAGAGTATGCTGATGCAATAGCCAAAACCTCTGATAAGCTGGGCGTTTCTACTGATGCCCTTCAAGAATATCGATATGCTGCCGAGCGTTCCGGCGTAGCTCAGAATGCCTTAGATATGGGTTTACAGCGCTTCTCACGGCGTTTAGGTGAAGCCGATAAGGGAATGGGTGAATTAAAAGGCTCATTGGATGAGCTAGGCATATCGACTCGAGACAGCCAAGGAAACATCAGAACGGCAGAAGATGTTTTAAAAGATTATGCAAATGCGATTCAAGCAGCGGAAGGTGATCAGGAAAAATTAAGGCTAGCGTTTAAAGCCTTCGATAGTGAAGGTGCGGCGATGGTCAATATGCTGCGTGATGGTGCAAGCGGATTGCAAGAATTGAGAGATCAAGCGCAAGATGCCGGCGTTATCATGGACGAACAATTGATACGCAAGGCTGAGATTATCAATGATAAGTGGGACACATTAGTTCAAACTATCGGCGTTAAGTTAAAAAATGCGCTCATTTCTGTAGCTGATGTTTTTGTTGATACAGCAACCAGCGCCGAAAAGATAGCCGAAATTGATCAGAAAATCATAGACCTATCAAAGAGCATGACACAAGTCGGTGTAAGCTATACTGGCGTACTTGATCAGATTAAATTGCTGAACGCAGAAAAACAAAAGTTACTTGATTTAAGCAAAAAAGAAGCCGAAGAAAACGAAAAGCCCGCGCAGACCGAAGCGCAAATGACAGCTAATGCCGAATTGTTGGCAATGTCAAAAGCTTTTTATGAAAAAGACAAAGAGCAACGACTTCAATCAGCCAGAGAAGCCGCAGAAGAAGAAGCAAATTTAAGGCGGTTTGCTCAAGCTAGAATGATACAGAATGAAGAAACCGCGCAAAGAACAGCAACAGAAGCATCGAAAATGGCTATTGAGGAACGCATTGGCTATGTGCATCAGACGCTAGGCAATTTATCTAGCTTAATGTCATCTGAGAATAAAAAGCTTTTCGAGATTGGCAAGGCTGCCGCTCTTGGTTCGGCTATTATCAATACCTCATTAGCAATTACTAAAACCATGACGACCGTCCCTTATCCGTGGAATATTCCGCTGGCTGCCGCTCAAGGTTTGGCCGGTGCGGTGCAGGTGCAGAACATACGCGCTCAACAGTTTCAAGGTCAGGCGCATAGCGGTCTGGATAACGTGCCGTCAGAGGGAACATATCTATTACAAAAAGGTGAAATGGTGCTAGACCCTGGCACGTCTGAGCAGGTCAGAAACGCCGCGTCAGGAATGGGCGGCGGTAATATTAATGTAACTATTCAGGCAATGGATGGCGCGGACGTAGAAAGGGTGTTATCTAATAATCGTGCATTGCTTTATAATATAAACCGTCAAGGCATGTACGAGAATGGTGAGAACTACGCATAATGGCCTACCCATCATCTGATTTTAAAACAGTTAGCCTTACGTCTAATATCGACGAATCGCAGCACATGAGCGAATCTGGTAAGACTCAGGCAAGGCGACACGGCGGGCAGCGTTTCGAATTAACAATTGAACACCCGCCACAAACGAAAGCCGAGTTTATGCCTAATTGGGCGTTTTTACGCTCACAGCAGGGCAGGGATCAAAGTTTTACAATTACTTTGCCGGATAAGTCTACACCTTTGGGTGCGGTTACTGGCAGCCCTAAAACGCAAGCGGCTATTGCCAGAGGAACATCACAACTAGCAATCAATGATCTTGCTTATAGTACAACAGACGTTTTTTATGCCGGTGACATGATTAATTTTAATCACTCTAAAGCCTATAAAATTGTTAGCCGTGTTGATTCTGGCGCTCAAGATTTATTAACAACTTATGCCGGCGATCCATTAACAACTTATGCCGCCGATGAATTACAGACGGCTGAATCAGGTCAAGCGGTAGTAACTATTTTCCCGCCATTGATTGAGGATGTTGCGGCCGGTGTAGCGATTCAATATGGCGCAAATTTCACAATGACAGTTAAACAAAAAAATGACGTTCAAGAGTATAACGTAGCGCCGCCGAATATTTACGCGCATCAAGTAGATTTAGTGGAGTATATAAGCTAATGGCAACATCAATAACCGATTTAACAACAGAGCATACCGACCCGTCAGGTGATAATGATTTATTAGTTATCGATGATTATAACGGCGGGTCGCCTGTCACAAAAAAAGTAGCGGCCAAAAACGCAACCGGCGGCATGTTAGCTCATGGTGGATTGTCTTCTAACCCGTCTGGGGCGAGCGTAGAGGCTATATATAGTTTATGGGATTCAAACGGGGCTGAAGAATACCAGAAGATAGCAACACTACAATATTCGCCGACAGTAGATGCGGGGGAATATGTCGAATTAGATATTTATTATGGTGGAATTTATTTTAATGAAAAAGGTGGAATGAAAATTGGTCTATCGAATAGAGGGGGGGTTCTCAATAGGGTTTACTCTATTTATGGAAAAACAAATAAAATAAATAGAGTGGGTATAAAAACATATATCGAGACTGATAATACCGTTAGTGTTTATATGTATCACGCCGCTTCACCTGGCGCGCATTTAACAGTTAAATTATCGACAAGCGCATATAATCATGGTGCTATTGTTATCTCTCCTAATGATGTGACCAGCATCACAACACCAACCGGCACACTTTCTCTAGACACAACAGCCGCGCCTTATTCTGATGGTGTGCCTGATGGTAATGAGGATTGGACTAATCTAACACTTGCCGCGTCTTATACTGGCGCGTGTCGTTATCGTAGACATGCTAATGGGTTGGTTGAGGTTAATGCGAATCTTTCTGCGCTGGGAACAACAACAGACGGTACATCTATAATCACAGGCAACCTGCCTGCTGGTTATAGACCTGTCTCTTATAATAGGCACGCCATATTGACTGGCCGTATATCAGGCGGCGCATGTGGAACTATCAT